GGCTGCCTCTCGAATAATGTCGACTGTCGCTCCCTCTGGCGCTTTGGCCAGTGCTGCTTCTAGGCGTCGCGCCCAGGTTTCAGTGTGTGACAGTGACGTTTCGAGATCGCCGATCCTGCCGGTTAATCTCTCCAGCTCGGTTTTTTGAGCGTCTTCTAACGCCTGAGCTTTCTGTGCTAGCGGCTCTAATTCTTTCAATCGGGCTTCGGCTTCGCGCCTTGCCTTCCGTTCCGAATCTAAAGCCTTTTTCCCGGCGTCTCCCAGAGTGTCCTCACTCTCGTTTTCGCTCGTGTCTGCTACCGTCGCGGTAGCATCTTTTTCGGCCATCGCAGCCTCCTAATCAGGCCCCATCGCGGGGCGATTCAACCATTCGACGAAAAACGTTTGTGACGTTTCCGTCTTCTTCTTTTGCTGTTCTCTTAGCGGTCTCATAGATCTGTTTAAATTTTTCGCTGCCCTCCGGCCACGGTTGAGACCTCGAAAAAACGGGTTCTGCCGTGCACCCACAAGAGGGGTGGGCTTGGAAAGTGGCCGACGACCGCCCCTTATAGGCCGGTCCGCGGGACGCCAACATCGCACAGAACGCGCAGGGTTTGCCGCCTACCACTCTTGCCCATCCTAGCGAGCCCGAATCTTTCTTGATGGACTCTAGGATTTGTTGTCGGCCGCCTTCGGCGGCGAGACGGATGGCTTCGGCCGACGCATCCGCCCGCGCCCTCTGCTGGGCAATCTCCCAGAGTTTCCCCATTTTCAACTGTTTCGCCAGCACGAAAGGTCCGTGTGATATGAGCCCGACTCTCATAACCTCTGGTTGCGGTTCAACAACCGGAAAATCCACAAACGGTGGGGGTTCCCCTGTTTCGGCCTCCCGAAATTGGGTGTAGTATTGGCGGGCTACTGCCGCCGACACCTGAAACTCGTCCATTAATAGTCGGATGACCGCTTCAACCCATGCGGTGGCGTCGTCTCCTGCTGCCATTAGGGGCCACAGTGCCGCCACCTTTCTCGCCACTTCGGCGGACAGTGTGAGCTGGGCTATCCGATGCCCCTCGGTTAGGCGCTTCCCCTGTGTAGTGGGTGCCACTATGTGCCTTCCGGTGGGGTGGCGCTCTGAGCCAGACTGTCGAACAGTCGAGACATAGCGTCACTCTCGGTGTACAACGATTTTGCTCGCTCCACATCTTCCTGTGTCCACCCCGGGATTTTCTCCCATAGAAGCTGGACTGGGACATTTAACATTTGGGCGATTTTACCGAGAGCGTCGGCTGCTTGAGCAAGCGACCTCGACTCCATGTCGCGCCACCGCACCTCCGCTGAGGGGTCTCCTGGAATGCCCATCAGCTCGGACGCCAACCGCAGTGTCTGCTCGTGCGCCTCACCGAACACGTGCTGTCGCTCTGCCACCTTCCTGGTCAGTGAGGCTTCGGCTGCTGCCAGTGCCTCAGCAGACAGGTTAGCCATCTGCCCCAACAGGTGGTGGGGTGGGGTTTGGGATACTGCGGCGAGATCTCGAATGTCTGAGTCGCGGGCCGAAATGTATCCATCCAAAGGTGTCCCCGGCAATGTCCCAAACTTGGTGTCCTGAGATTCGCTGACCAGAATGTCTTCTACTCTAAGTTTCAGTTTCGCCGCATGCATTTCGTCGTTTGTTTCGGGCATTTCCATACCAGAAATTGTGCGAACAACCCAAGAGCCGAAACGTTGAACGATGAGCCGGTCGAATGTGTCCTGGTCGATCCGTGCGGCGATTGGGATTAGTGCCTCAATGTCGGACATTACGCGGCCGTCTAAGTCTGACATGGCAGAATATTGGATGATTGGGCACACTCCCACCCCGTGATGGTCAGAGGTAATGTATTCGAGTTTGCCGCCCACACGGTCAACTGTGTGGACGTCTTGGTCGTCGTATAGTTTGTATCGGGTTGTGTCGTTACCGCTTAGGCTGCTAACAGTGTCTGATCTGAGTGCGTACATTGGCCATTCGTCGTCGCCAGGGTTGGCCCAGAGGGTAATCATTTTCCGTGCAGAAACGCCTCTGATCACTGGCATGTTTTCGCCGTTGATTCTCCCTGGCAGAACAGTGGCGTAGGCTACGCCATGTGCAAGTGCTCCACGGTGAATGGCGATTTGGCGTGCGTCCATTCCGTTGGCCTGCCACACTCCCCACACTGGCGACTCGTCAGTGTCGTCCGCCCGCCGATACCCCTCAACATACAGTGATTGGGCTACCGCTGTCACGACTAGCCCTAGCCACGGCGTGTAGGCTCGTTCTTGTAATTCACGGTATTCGGCGGAGGATCTGGAAGGCATCCAGGGGCGCTCGTTTGTTCCCCTATACCACGAGTCGAGGGTCTCGGTTTCCGACTGTGCCGTGGCCAGATCCTGACTGTAATGGTCTACTAGGTCTAATATTGTGGACTGTGTTATAGCCATAGTCTTCCGGGTCCTCGTCTTTTACGTCCTGTCGACGCCAGCAGCAGTCTTCTCACCATTCTTGCGCCTACCATACATATTGCTGCATCAATTTTTCCTGATGCTTGCGCCGATTCTTTGCCGATGGACACTAGATCCTTGTAGGGGCGCCGACGCGCCGCAACAACGTGTCGAGCCAATGCGGCATTACCGTCATGTGTGAACTGGGCGTCTACTATTTCGCTGTGTACGATTTCGGCTGATTGGGCGAAATCGTAGACGTGAACACGCATGTCCCAGCCGATTTGTTGTGGCGGGCGTGCGTGGGGGGACGCCACCAGTCGGAGTTTGTCACCCCACCTGTTAGGCCAATCGACTAGAACAAACGACTCCCACTCCTTCACGTCGGCGAAGAACGCCGAAACCTTGTAGTCCTTGAACGCCCGGGTCACCACCCTGTCCACGTCTGCATAGTCGACCGTTTCGCCATCGTGCCAGTTAGGCTCCCATACCCCTAGCGTGAACACGTGTCCGTCGCTGACTCTGCATCCGACGAGAGCTGTAGCATCACGAGATTTTGATCCGTCAAAAAACATGACGATCTCTTCACCGTGACTCACCTCGATGTCTGGTCTAGCCAGGACCGCCCACTCTTCTGCCGACACCCAAGCGTCCCTAGCTGTAGTCGGCCAATTCAAATATTTGCGTTTCGAATCATCAGGCTTAGATCGGGGCGACCAGATCCGCTCCATAATCGCTCTCTTATCCACCCACCAGCAGTCACCGTACACATGGTCCAAAGCCACTGTTAGCGACGTTTCATCGGACATGTCCGTATCCGGCGGAGCGATTCTAGCATCATATAGAATGCTGGTCTCTCCCCTATACCGGCCTTCTTCTTGCGCAACCCACGCGTCCCAAGACGACTCCGAAACTGAACTCATCCCCGGTATCCACGCGTTCGATGTTTCCAACATTCGAGACCCCGACTTAGCGAGGTTATCGGACAGTGTGTCTGATAGTTCTACTCCGCCGTTCGAGGGCTTCCAAAGCTCGGTTTCATCGGCAACCACGAAAGACGCCTCTGCCCCCTCGGCTGCTGTCGCCGACGAGGTAATAACCCTCAGCTCACCCTCTGGCATCCGATAGATCTGTGTTTTCCCCGGGTCCAAACCGTGGTGAGCGACCAGGCGGCTCCCCTTCGGACAAAACGCTCGCACCATCCGCATAGTGTTAGACGTTTGCGACTCGGCCGTAGCCGCAATCTGCACCAGCGGCATGTCCACCGGTTTACCCTTACACCCCCCCGGTAATGACCGATCAAAATCGGACAGCCTCACGGGACCACACAATTCGGCCAATGCGACCACAGCAGCAAAGGGAGACTTTCCCGATCCCTTCGGCAGACGTCGCACACCATGATTAAACAGCCAGCGGCCCGAATCGTCTACTGCATACCACCACAACAAAAACCTGAGCTGAGACTCTGTCGGCTCCCACCCGTGCCCCGCCCGATCACCGTTAGGCTGCACCAGCCACGTCATAGCCCACCTAGCCACCCCATACCCGAGAGTCAACTCGGGCACACCATCAGGCATAGTGACCAGTCTACTCGTCGGAGGAGGCGTACTTACGGCGGAACTGTTCGAT